CGTAAGCCCGCTCCCACGTCTGCACGCCATAACGTCGGCCGGTGCGGTGCTCGGCTTGCTGACGTGCGGTTTTGATGAGCACAGCGATCAGGGTGTCATCGTCGGCGTGGTCAACGCGCAGATGCAGCTTGGCCTCAAGCAGGGTTACGGGCTCGACAGCAGGGGCAGTGATCAGGGGCATGGGGCGAGACCTGGAAGACGTAAAAAACCCGGCACGGGGCCGGGGTGTGGAGTGTTTGTGCCGCGACATCGGCGGCTCTCGGAACCTGCCGAGTCAGTTTTTTAGATCAATTTCGTGACGTCACGAAAATGATCCGGCGGTGCAATCCCCGCGCACGCACGGGGGTTAGATTTACAGCCCGAGTTTCGCCCGCTCCGCCCGCCCCCACTGCCGCACTGCTTCGACAAACTCGCCGAATGCCTGCATTTCCGCCAGCTCGCCGGGCGTGGGTTGGTACATACCCGCCGCCGCCCCGACACCGATGCGAGCGAAGAACATCTCGTCATCAATCGAGTAGCGAGCGCGGATATTCTGCACCATGCGCTCGGAAATGAGCGCGCAGTGGGGGCTTATAGCCTTGAGCTGGGCGCGCAGCTCGGGTGTGAGGGTGACGGTTTGCAGCGTAGCGGCCACTTGGGGAAGCTGCGCAGGCAGGGTGACACCATCAGGCACTGAAACGTAAGTCAGGCCGTCAATAGTACCCAGCTCAGTGCAATAGATTTCACCCTCTGCGTCTTGCACATCAGGCATGCGCAGCTCATAAGTCGTGTAGGCGTCGGAGGTTTTTTGGTAACTGATAATTTTTGGCATATTTAAATCCTTATTAGAGATACGAGGCGGCGCGGAAGCCCACAATGCCATCCGAGCTCGTCCGCGCGTTGCTCCAACTGACCGCCCAGACGCCGGCATTCGACCCACCGCTCCAGATGCCGCCGGCAATCAGGCACATATCGTTGCGGATGTACTGGTTGTAGCTGTCAGCGCCGAATTGATTGCTACCCGCTGCGCTAACGCCTCCCGCCTGAGGCTGCCCGGCGCCAGCCAGTATCCAGTCATTGCCGGAGGTAGCGCTCGACAGCACCTGCGCTCCAGCGTTACCGAAACGCTGGGCGAGGCCATTGTTGGGATAGTCAGTGCGAAAGCGCGGCGTCAGCGGCTGGAAGTTGGCAGCGGCGCCCACTGCGCCCCAATGGTCACCGGCCAAGGTAGCGCCGGCCGTGAAGTCACGCATCCGGGCTGCGGTTTTCGCGGCATAGAAGGTGCCGCGCGTGGCCGTGCCGCTGCTCGTGTATGCCGGCAGTGCAGTTGCATCGACACCGTCGAGCGAGAACGTATCGGCCGTGAGTACCGTAATGGTGTAAATCCGATCATTGAGCGCCGTCATGCCTGCGACACTGGCGATCAGGATCACATCGCCCGTGGCGAAGCCATGCGCAACAGCCGTACAGACGGGAGGGTTGGCTTGCGTGATTGCCGTGATGGCCTTGCTCGTGGCTACGCACTGCATGCCCAGCGCCACCTCGTACATATTGCCGTTTAGGTCGGCGATGCCGCAGGCCTGGCCGTTGTGCGTGGTCTTGGCGAAGGGCGCGCCACTGCCAGTTTGCCCGCAATTGCTGTAGCCATCTGACACATAGAGCACGCTCGTGTCGTTCGTGTCGCGCAGGGCGTTGTTATTATTGCCCTTCGGAAAGTTGCTCACGCCGGTAGCGTCGTACCACGCGCACCAGGTGGTGGCGGTGGCAGCCTGGCCGTGGGCCATGGACAACAGGGCCAGCGCCCCGTAGATGAAGATCGAGGCCGGGTGAAACGCGGCGCCTCGGGTCTTGGCTGCGGCAATCGTGCTACCGTAGGTATTCGTCGGCGCGCTGGCGAGGGCGGAAATGGGATTGTGCGCGGCACCTGTCGAAAGCGGCGCACCATAGCGGATCGAAGATGCAATGCCGCCGTTGTTGCTGCACTGGTACTTGTCCACAAAAAACCCCAGCTGAGGGCCACCGTCAAAGAAGGCACGGTGCAGCGCATAGCCGGCCGAGTTGGCGTCGGCCTCGCTCCCGAAGGCAGAGTCCCCCACGATGTCGATTGCGTTGACTCCGTAAGCTCCGTAACGCGGACTGGCCGGGCTGCCGATGCGGTAATAGAAGCGCGGCACCCAGACCATTACGGAACCATCGCTGTACTGGTAGTTGCCGTAGTTGTCGCTGGAGGTGTCGGCGGTGCCGGGCATTGCGGCGTAACCTGATGGCAGCACCGGGCACACGCCCACGCCAAAACCCTGCTGCCCAGCAAGTCCAATGCTGTTGGCAGTTGGGATAACTCCGGTTGGCCCAACGGAGAAAATACTCAAATCTCCGGCGGTCACATTTACAACCCCCTGATCCGAGGGGCTTGCACCCACCTTGGCCTGATTCGCCGGAAGCATGGCCGGATCGTTGGCCAAAGAGCGGAATTTGCCCGACGCTACCAGTTGCGACGCTCGGCCGGTTTCGACGAAGGCGGAACTTCCAATGCGCCAAACCTGCTGATTGCCGGTAATGGTCACTTCGCTGAAGTTCTGCACGGCGCCGATGTATTCGACGCGGACAGTGGTATCGGGCATGGCTTAGTCCTTGGTCTTGCGGGTGCGGCCAGTGGCCGGCGCGGGGTCTTGTTGGAGCACTTCGGGCTCGGACTGGTCAGCCCATCCTTCGGCGAGCGCCAAGGTGGCGACCTCTTCAGCCACGTCGTGTTCTCCTGCGTTGAACTCGACGACATCACAGCCGCGGAAGGCGTAGCGGAATGGATTTTTGACGATGATCTTGGGCATGGTGTCCTCCGAACGGCCAGGGCCGAAGCCCCGGCGGGTAGTGCTTAGGAAGCGGCGAACTTGAACAGCTTGATGGCGCTGGAGTCAGCCAGGAAGCCGCCGACCCGCTTCGTCACGTAGAAGCCGACGAAGGGCTTGTTGGTGTAGGGGTCGCGCAGGATGCGGGTTCCGATGCGGTCAACGACGGTGTAGCCGCGCCGGAAGTCGCCGAAAGCAATGGAAAGCGCGTTGGCGGCCTTGGCGGGCATGTCTTCGTTTTCGGCGATGCCGTAGCCAAGCAGGGTGTCGGGCTGGCCAGCTTCCAGGCCCGGGCGCCAGATGTAGTTGCCTTCGGCATCCTTAAGCTTGCGCACGTCGGCCAGCATGGCCTTGCTGGTCATCCAGCGGGCGTTGGTGCGATAGCCCTTCTTGAGCGAGTAAACCAGATCGAGCAGCTTGTCTTGCGGGTTGCTGGCTGCCCAATCGGCCGCGGCGCCGGATGCGATGTACTGCAGCGTGCCGAAGGCCCGGGAGCTGTCGGCCGTGGCGGCGGCGGTGTAGCTGAGGAAGCCCTTGGGCTTCTTGATGCCGTCGCCGGCGGTGAAAGCGGCACCTTCCATTTCAGCGAAGGTCATCGTGCACTCGCCTTCGATGAACTGCTCGGCGTTGAAGAACACATCATCCAGCATCTGCTGGGTGGCCTGCGGGTAGGCATAGACCTCGCCCATGAAGGGGGTAAGGGTGGCCATTTGGCTGGAGTTGGTGGCGGGGCGGGCGTCATCTTCATCAACCCAGCCGCCGGAGGTGCCGCCCTTGTTGGCCAGCTTCTTGTAGTCGGAGCTGCCAACGGAGATGACGTTGCAGACTTCGCGCATCGGGGAGACGTCGCGCATCAAGTCGAGAATGTTGCGGTCCAGTTCTTCCGGCACGGCGTAGCCGCCATCACCGTCGGTGGTGATGTTGTAGGCCTTGGCTTGCAGCTCGCCCAGACCGTCTTCGACGCCCTTACGCATGAAGCGGCCGAAGGCTTGCTTGTGCTCGGCCTTGAGGGGATCGGTTTCGCCGGCAACGCCCGGGCGGTTCATCTTCTTCTCGAGCTCCTGGATGGCGCTCTTGAGGTCAGCGATCTTGCCCAAGTCTTCGTTGATCTTGGAGAGCTTGGCTTCGAGGGCTTCGACGCCCTTGCCGTCGGCCTTGGCCTTCAGCAGTTCGTCATTGGTACGCTTGAATTCCTCGAAGGCGCTGCCCTGCTTTTGCAGGATCTCCTTGATGGAGTCGAGGCCAGCCGTTTCGCCGATGGCCATGGGCAGCAGGCCGCCAGCCAAGGCGAGTTCGGGGGTGACGATCCCCAGGGCTTGGACCGCGCCGGCAGCGAGCATGCCGACGACGACAAACAGCAGGCGGTTATTGAGAAGGTGTTTCATGGTTGGATCTCCAGTGGTAGTGGGGTGGTCAAAAAACGTTGCGCCTCTTGGCGAGTGCAAGCAGTTCGCCCAACTCATCGGGATCACCCCGACCGCGAAGGGACTTGATACGGCTTACAAGCGCCGTGGCTTCGCGACGCGATAGCCCGCCTGCCTCACGCAGGAAGGCCTCGGCATCGGCGAGGGATTCGATGGTGTCGATGGACTTGACGCCGGAGACGCGGGCTGACTCGTTGGCCGGGAAGGTGACGAGGGAGACTTCCCACAGATCAACCTTCTTCAGGGTGCGGACTCCAGTGACGCGGTCGTAGCTGTCTTCCCTGGTCATGAAGCCGATGGAGAGGCCAGAGATGGCCCCCATCTTGAGGAGCTCGTAGGCCTCAGCGCCGCGGGCAGTCTTGAGGGCGAGCTTGCCCTCCACGTAGAGGCCGGTCTGGTCTTCGCGGAGAGCGCTATAGACGCCGATCGGCTCGCCGCTGCGGTGCTGCCACAGCAGGGCCGGGGTACGCTGGCTCAGGGACTCGGCAAAGGCGCCGGGGGCAACGACTTCCTTGTAAGAGTCGATGACGCCAAAAACGGAGCCGTACCCAGAAAAAAGGCCGTCTTCGGAGACGGCCTTGATCTTGAACGGTACATCCAATCGGTCATGCATTGCTGGTTCCTCCGGTGTTGGTTCCGGTATTGGTGCCAACGTTGGTGGCGATGGGGAGCTGGCTTGCTGCGCCGCCCATGGGGTTGAGGTCTTCGAGGGCGCGGACTTCGTCCTGGGTCATCCAGGCCGGAGCGCCGCCTGCGCCAAGGGCGCGCGAGAAATACTCGCCACGGTCCTTGGTGGCACCACGCAATAGCGAGGTGAGGTTGTGCTTGATGTAGTAGCCAGCCCTGCGCTCTTCGCGGGTTAGCAGTTGGCATTCCATGGCCTGCTCGATGCGCTCGGCCCAGGGGGCGAGGCAATGCACGACGTGGGCCAGGAACATTTGCTCAGCGCTGGCGTAGGTGCTGGCCTTGTCGCTGTATCCGATCATGATTGGCATGATCTGGAAGAAGCGGCAGATCTCCTCGATCTGATGCCGGCGGGTTTCGAGGTGCTGGGCATCTACGCCGGTTTGTGAGAGCGGCACGAACTTGGCGCCGCGGTCGAGGATCATGGCGCTTGACCGGTTTGACGGGCCTGCGTAGTTGTCCTCAATCCACTTCTTCAGGTCTTTGTATTGCTGCGGGTTGAGCGTTGCATCGACCGAGTAGAGGCCGGACGGGGCGACGCCGTTGCGGTGCAGGCTGGCGTGCGTTTCTTCGGTGGCCATGGCGAGGCCGACGGCCTCACGGGCGAGCTTGAGGGGCTCCATGCCGATGATGCCGTCCCACGACGGGCCGGTGATGCGCAGGATGGATTCAGCAGGGAATTCGCGCTGGGCGCCGTTGATACCGGTGATCTGGTATCGCGGGGGAACGCCCATCCGGTCTGACTTTTTGACGGTGACGGCGCCGGGCTCGATGTTGATGAGCTCGACGACTTCACCCATCGACCGATTGATGAAGGCGTATCCAGTGCCGCACAGGGCGGCGTGCATGACGAGGGTTTCGCGAAATCCGAACGATGTGCTTACGTCGTTGGGCATGCGGTGGAGCACGTCATACAGCGGGTGTTCGCGAGCGGCGCGCTTGTTGTCCTGGTCGTCCTCAATGTAGAGCTTGAGCGATACCTGGGCCATGCCTTCGGCGATGCGACGGACGCAGGCGCAGACGGTGGAAACCTTCAGGGCGTTGGCGATGGTGACGGACTGGCCGCTTTTGCTTTGCCCCAGCTGCAGGATTTCAGCGGGCAGGTCGGCAACGGTGACGCCCTTTTGGGAGAAGGCTCGGGCAAGGATACCCATCACTCACCCCCTTTAATGGCAATCAACCGGCCAACGACGAGGGACAGCAGGCCGCCGACGATGTACCCAGCGGGGGCATAGATGAGGTGTGCGCCATAGGACACCGCCGCGGCGCCTCCTGCGATCAGCGCGTCAGGCAGCAATGCCGAGGCGACCGCAGATGCGCGTTTTAGGGTGTCTTTCATGTGGTTTCCCAGAATGATTTGCCCGGGGCTGCCGGGTTGAGAGAGAGCAGTGATACGGCGTTGAGCAGCGCCATAAGCGGGTCGATTTTTGCCGTCCCGCTGGCCTGTTTTGTGATCGTGATCGCGTTTCCGCGGGGCTCTACCTTGGCGTTACTGACGGCCCAAGCCATCATCGGGCGGCCTGCGTGCAGCAATTCGCCCTCGGCCAGCTTGCGTTCTGCGGTCTTGATTGACCCGTTGAGCTTCCAGCCTTGCGATATGCCGAGAATCTTGTCTTCAGGCACGCCGGCGGATGCGAGCGCCTCAAGAATTGCGCCAATGCCGCCAGGGTCGATGCCTACTTTGTCGAGCAGCCCGGAGGCTTCGACGCGGGCGACGATTTCGGCCAGTTCGGCCACGTCGTCGCCGATTTCAGCGACGATTGTCAGGTCTCCGTCGTTGGCAAAGTCCCGTATTCGGGCGGCCTCTGATTTGCGCCTCTCGAGAACGGACGGATGCGCCCAGGCGTGCCCCCAGTGCAGCCACTTTCCGGTTTCGGCTTCTCTGCCGAGTACGGCAAGGCCAAGCAAGTCATCCAGCCCCCCGCCGTCAATGCCGACTTCGATCACTTCGGAGCGCCGTATTAGCTCGTCAAGCGCTTTTGGCCCTGTTCCTTGGCGCTCCCAGTAGTCGGCGCCGGCCCAGCGATCTGACCGCAGCGCAAGGCCGATTTCGACATTGGCGTGTTTGGCCAGGAAGGCCCGCAGCGCTTCCTCCCCGGATGCGTCGGCTTTACGAAACTCTCGCTCCAGGAACTCGCGATCAACGGAATACCCGAGATTCGGATTCACTAGCGCAAGGTTTTCGGCGCGCAAATGGCGTTTGCTTTCGACCATCTCGGGCGGGTGCTCGAAGATCACCGGCACAAAGCGCGGGTCGTCAATCTTTCCGTCCCGGACGTCGCGGGCGTATCGCAGCTTTTCGAGGAATACGCCGGCGGGGGCGTCGTCTGACTGCGTGGTGAGATAGACCACGAAGCCCTCGGGGCGAGAGGCAAGGCCACCGGTCGCCTCGATGAGCATGTTTCCCGCGTTTGGCTGCTTTCCGAACAGCCAGAGCTCATCAACGAGGGTGCCGACGCTCTTTTTCCCCGATACGGTGTTGCTGTCAGCGGCTAAGACCTTCAGCGTCGCATTGCTTTCGCGGTGTGTGATGGTCTTGATGTGCGTCTGCACGTGCATCAGTGCGCCGAGGTCTTCATCGACGCGCACCATGTCCCGGGATGGGCTGAAGCTGTTATTCGCAACCTCGATGGTGGGGGCCAGGATCGTGAATTCGGCCGACTGTCGCCAGTTGAGAACCAGCGCGGTCATCATGATTCCGGCGGCGATGGTCGATTTGCTGTTCTTCTTCGGAATCAAGACGAACCATTCTGTGATCAACCGGCGCCCGGTGCTGGGGTCGTAGGCGCCAAAGATCGAGGCCACCAGATCAAACACCCACTGCGCGCAAGATTCGCCGAAGGTAGGGCTTCCAGGCGCATCAACGATGCGCAGCGCCTTGAATATCTCCAGCGCGTGATCCGCTTGATCCTGGAATATCGGCGGCGGGATGATTGACCTCCCGGACTCAAGCCGCTCCGCCCAGTCAGGGCATGCGGTTGTCCGGGGATGGGTCATTGGTTATTGCAGTCTGGTCGGCGGCGGTGGCGTTGCGGGCTTGAACTTGGAGGCTGCAACCTTGGCGCGGTCTGCGGTTTCGGCTTTCTTCCCGCCGTCGCCAATCTTGGGATGCACGTACTGCGCTGCAGCCTGGGCAGCCTTGATTCGCAGAGCCACCGGTATTTCCGGGTCATTCATCATGGTTTGCAGCACATCAAGAGGCAGCATTCCATTCGTATCAGGCCCAAAAACACCGCTTTCTTCGTGTTCTTGAGGCTCTTTTCGTGGCCGTCCTGCACCGGGTCGAGCTCCCCCGCTGCGGCCTTTGACTCCTGCCTGCTCGTCACCAGATCGCTGGCTGCTTGATAGCGGGCTATAAACTCCGCTGCGCTTGCTTTTTGCTGCTCTTCGGTGAGTAGCGAATAGGACTGATCAATTGTTGCTCGCAGTTTGC